TTACATCTTTATGAAAATAGAGAAATAGCTACAAGTATGAATGTTAATCTTATACCTAATACAGTAGCAATGTTATTTGCACCATATAAAGTTTTAAGATTAAATAACTTATTAGGAATATAATATGTCAGTATCAAGAGTAGGTAAAACTAAAAATTTAATTACTTTACAAAATGCTGATTTAAGTACAGATAATATGGGTGGTTATACTACTGCTAGAAGCACTTATGTTACTGCTTATGCAAAGATGACACCTAAAGGTGGTAAAGAAATATTTTCTGATAAGACAGGGCGACAGATAGAAAACCCACACACATACGAGTTTCTTATAAGGTTTAATGGTACTAAAAATGCTATCAATACAAAAATGAGAATATTATTTGGCAGTAGAACTTTTAATATAATTAAGATTAATGATGAGAATGATAATAATAATTATATTACTTTAGAAGCTATTGAAGATGTAGCGAACTAATGAATATTACATTTACTGTTAAAAATTTAAAGAAAGTTTTATCTCAATTAAATAAATTGCAAAAAGATATGGAATTACCTTTTCAAGAAATAGTAAAAGGTGGTGGGCAATTAATAAGAGGAGAAGCAATTAAAAGTATTCAGACAGGTGCAAAGTCAGGAGTTATGTATCAAAAGTATAATCCTCGTAGAGAGCATAGAGCATCTGCTCCTGGAGAAGCACCAGCAAGTGATACTGGAAATTTAGTTAGTAAAATAATTGTTAAACAAAAAACTAAAAATATTATAAATGTAGAAAGTAATGCAGACTATTCAGCTTTTTTAGAATATGGTACAAGTAAAATGGAACCAAGACCATTTATGCTACCAGCTTTTGAAAAAAGTAAAAAGCCAATTATAAATGCAGTATTTAAAAGAGTTAAAAATAAAATTGAGGAATATACTAAATGACAGATTTTTCAGTTACTTTACAAACAACAGTATATAATGCTCTATTAGCAAGTAACCCTCTTACGACAAAGTTAGGAGGAAATAATATTTACGATTTTGTACCAGAGAATACAGCATTTCCCTATGTTAAGATTGGAGATCAAACAATGGTAGATGACGGAACAAAAACAAAAAAGGGTACTGATTTTACCCTTATCATTCATACTTTTTCAAGATATAGAGGAAGTAAGGAAATAAAAGAAATTATGTCATTGGTTTATGACGTATTACACGAGTCAAGCCTATCAGTATCAGGTGCTATGAATAATATGAGATTTGAGTTTTCTGATATAATAAAAGAAAATGATGGCTTAACAACACATGGAATGCAAAGATTTAGAGTTTTTGTATTGACAAATTAAAAAATAATTAATAATAAAATAAACAAGGAGAAACAACATGGCGGCACAAAAAGGTTCAGCATTTTTACTAAAAGAAAATAGCAGTGGAACAGCAGTAGTTATTGGTGGAATGAGAAGTACATCAATGTCTATCAACGGAGAAACAGTAGATATAACAGCAAAAGATTCAACAACATTTGATGGACAATCAGGAAATGATATAGGTAGAGCATTAGGTGCAAATATGGGTATTAGAAGTATGTCTTTATCTGCAAGTGGAGTATTTACAGATTCTGCTGGAGAAAATAATGTAAGAGGTGCGGCATTTACTGGAGATTCACTAAATTACGATTTAGTTTTTGGAGATGGATCAACTGTAAAAGGTAAATTTGTAATTACATCTTATGAAAGAGCAGGAGAATATAATGGAGAAGAAACTTTTTCAATATCTCTTGAATCAGATGGTACAATGACTTACGCAAATGCGTAATAACTAATAAGGAAAATGATATGGAATATACAAATGGGTTTAAAGTGATAGAAATAAAATTTCAAGGCAAGTCCTATAATGGTTTCTACAAGGTTACAAGAAAGGGTGTAGTTACTATCGAAACAAGAAAAGATATTCCTATTAAACCTTATGACCATATCACGATTGGTCTAAGTGAACTAGTTGTTCAAAAGGTTCAAATTTATGAAAACAGAACAGAAATTTCTTGTGAAGATAAAGACGCAAGCGATATAGTTAAATCAAATAATACTTTGAAAAAACTAAAAAAATCTGAACCGAAAGAAAAAACATTAACTGAACAATTAATAGAAAAGGACACTAATGGCTAATAAGTATAAAGGCGAAATCAAGGGTAAGTTGGGAGATAAAGAAAGAACTTTTCGACTTACCTTTGAAAATATAGTTAATATAGAAAGTAGAACTGGTAAATCAATTTTAGACATTACAAATAGTTTAGGTCTTAATAATTATTCATTAAAAGATGTAGTGATTGTTATGCATGAAGCATTAGATGGTGCTGGAGGTAAATTTACCCAACCAGCAGTTGGCGATATGGTAATGCAAACTGGTTTAATGAAAGTAGCAGTATTATGTGCTGAAATATTAACAACAATATTTATAGGCGATAAAGCAGAAGAAGATTCCCCTTTAGTACAGGGGGAGAACGAGCAACAACATACCCAATCCAGCAATACTTAGAAATAGGTCTTGGTGTATTAATGTTCTCCCCAAAGGTATTTTGGGATTTATCAATAACAGAATTTATGTCAGCTTTGAATGGTTATCATTTAAAGAATGGCAAAAACAATAAAAATAATAATCCATTAACTTCAAACGAAATGGAAAATTTAATGAGGCAATTCCCAGATTAATATTATGGCATCAAATTTAGCAACAATCAGAGTAGAACTTATAGCAAATGCACAGAAGTTTAAGTCTAATTTAGACAAAGCTACTACAAGCATGAAAAAAGTTGATAAGGCTAGTACAAAAACTGGTAAAGGTACAAAAAAATTAGCTTCTCTTTTTCAAAATACAGCAGGTTCTATTGCGGCAGTACAAGGTCCATTAGGTCCAGTAGCTGGTAGAATATCTGCGATTGGTGCAATTATTGCTAGAGTTAATCCTTTATATTTAGTTTTTACTGCTGGTTTAGTTGGAGTAGGTTTGGCGGCAACAAAAGCAGTTAAAGCAATCTCTAATTTAGAAATGCAACAGGGTAAATTAAATGCTCTTTTAAAAGCAACAAGTAATGCGTCAGGTCTTGTAGGTAGAGATATTGAAATGATGGCAGTAGCTATCGGTAAAGGTACTTTAGCTAGTGTTCAAGGAGCAAGAGATGCGGCAGGAGTATTACTTACTTTTAAATCCATTACTGGAGAAACATTTAAAGAAACTTTAAAATTAACACAAGACCTTGCGGCAGTTGGTTTTGGTAGCATGAAAACTGCGGCACTTCAATTAGGTAAAGCATTAGAAGAACCTGAAATTGGTTTATCTGCTTTGCGTAGAGTTGGTGTTTCATTTAGCGAACAACAAAAAGAACAAATTAAAGTTCTTGCTATGACTGGTCGTCAAATGGAAGCACAAACCATAATTATAAAAACCTTGAAAGAACAGGTTGGTGGTGCAGGAGAGGGTGCGGCAGGTGGATTAGCAGGTGCTTATGATACTCTTGGAGAAAACTTAAATTTATTCTTTGAAAGAAGTGCAATGGGTAAAAGAGTAGTAGATTTTTTAACTACTTCAATAAAAAAATTATCAAACGCAGTAGGTAGACAAATTATACAATTAACAAAATTACCTGAAAGTGGTGATGAATTAAATTCGTTATTAGAAAGCAATAAAGATAAATTAAAAAATCTTGAAGAAACGTATAAAAAAGCCGTAGAAAGTAAAAGCAAATATTTTGATTCAGGGCAAGCAAAACAAGATAGAGCAGAATTAGAAATAAAAATAAAAATATTAAAACAAGAACAAAAAGATATTGCGAAAAAAATAGAATTAATCGGTAAAGAACAAACAATAGTAAATAAAGCACAAATAGAAACTAAAAAACACGCAGACAAAAGAAGTAGATTAATGATGGACGAGATGCAATTAGCCACTGCATCTGGAGATAAACAAAAATTTATTTTAGAAGAGCAAATCAAATTAAGAGATATGTTAATTGGTAAATTAGGTAATGGTAAAGAGGCTATGGCAGAAATTAACAGAATTATGGAAATCCAAACAGGTCATTTTGAACAACAAGCAGAAGTAATAGTTAATTTTAGAGATGAGCTTGAAAAAGTAAATAAAATAGCAACAGGTGTAGCCAATGAAGTTTCTAAAGTGGGAGATACTATTGTTGATGCTTTCTTACGAGGTAAAGCAGGTGCATTAGACTTTAAAAATATTTTAAGAGAATTAATTATAAGTATTCAAAAAACAATTATTCAAACTTTAATTTTAGATCAAGTTAATAAATTCGTTAAGGGTGCTATACAAGGAATATTTAATCCTTCAGTTCCAAGTACTCCTGACCCTAGAGTAAGATTGGCAGGTGGTGGTACAGTACAACAGGGCAGACCAACTTTAGTTGGAGAAAGAGGTCCAGAATTATTTGTTCCTAATAGTGCTGGTGCAATTAGAACTAATGCTGATACAAAATCTACTATGGGTGGTGGTGGTGGAGTTTCTATTACTCAAAATTTAAACTTTGCTGTTGGTGTAACTAATACTGTGAGAGCAGAAGTTATGAATATGCTACCATCAATACAACAATCAACAATTCAAGCTGTTGCTGACGCAAAGCAACGAGGCGGAAAATTTAGTAAGGCATTCGGTAGTTAATTATGGCATCATACACACCAAGTTATCCTTTAACACTTCCAACTGTTACA